TTAGGACCATGATATGTTACAATAGCAAATGCATGTTTCCAGTTCATAGGTCGACCACCTACAAATCCATTTGTTTCAGGGCTTAAATCTTTTAAACAGCCTATACTATATGCTGTGATTGGCCCTTTAGCACTTTTATCTGAATAGACCTGTATGTCATGATGATGTCCATACATAATGTTTTGTTTATATTGTCTACAATGATTAGCAGCATGTTGTATACCACTATAGTTATGGCCATGATAATAGCTCATATCGCCTATTTCTAGGAGTTTTCCTAATGGTTGTACCTCATACCCTCTATCTTTCAATTTAAGTGCTTTGTTTAGCCCGTATTGGTTTAAATAAGGGTATTCTTCTACAAAATACTCTAACCATTGATCGTGATTACCTGTAATAAAGTGTTTTTCTTTGACATTAGCCTTATCTAATGCTTCGTCTATGCCGTCCATTCCTTTATTGACTTGATCTATTTCCTGAATAATATCAGGTAAGTAATATTCTAAAGGTGGCTTGTTTTTTCTTTTCCACCTCCAATGACTAGCACTATTCCATTCGCCTGTATCGCCTAAATCAATATATCCATCAGGCTTGACTGCCTTTATTGCTTTACAGACTACATTTATAGCTTTTTTATCAGCTAATGGAAAATGCTTATCTGGTGTAACTATATATTTTTTCAATTCAACTCCCCTTCACAAGTGTCCCAGTCATTGGGATTGGTCCAGGATTCGCTACACTCCTCTAACAATGACTCGGTCTTTTTCTTGTCCCTAGTTAAAAAAAGTTCTTCACAACTATCACACATCCAAAACAAATTATCGCTTTCATCTGCTCCTAAAACTGTCATGCCAATTATTGTATCATGATTGCACTTTGGACAGCATCTAGGTATAGTTTTGTATACTTTTTGATCTGTTAAACCGACCTCCTCCAACCTAGTCTTTCCTTTACGAATAACTAGGTCAGAGTAAACGGTAAATTCAGTTATCTTGGCTGTATCAAGATTATTTTTCACCAAGCGCCTTCTTAACTTTAGTCCAAATTTTATCATCTAGTTTATTTTTAGTACTCTTAACAAGTATATCTCCCAAACCAGTTACAATTTTTACTTTAAGTTTTTCAGCAATTAAACCTTTTGCAGCACTTTTTAGAATTTTACTTGCTAATAACTTTCCTATCATTATTTCAAGATTTCTGCTTTAACTATATCTTCTACAGAGTCATAGATTGCTGTAAGAATCTTTTCTTCTGTCTTTTCAGATATAATAGGAATATCAACATTGTCATTTAATGCTTTGATGATCTTGGCCTTCATTTCGTCATTAAACAAATAATCTGCTATAATCTCTTTCATTTGCTCTCCTTATAGATTTTAATTAACATGTATATCAAAGTTGCTAGTGCAGCTAATGCACTAAATATTGGAGGAACCCACTCAGTCCAATGCATAACTTGTGCTGTCGTTGATCCCGTAATTCCAACTGCTGATGTTCTAAGTGTATCTAACATATTATCCTCTCATTTTCAATTTAATTGCCCAAGTCGTCCGAGAACCAATGCCTTGTTAATACCGTGGCAAAACTGTAATTAGATCTATTAATGCCTCGGGCAAAAATGCCAGTTACAAGATGCTCTCGCAAAGTTAATATTGCCTCGCTAAAATGTAGTTACTCGCAAAAATGTGCAGTGTCAAAGTTCAGATTCCAAAGGAACCTGAAAGTCTCGAAAGCCTTAGATCTGTCCGTAACCCTTAGATTAGTCCGACAACTTTGGCTGTGTCCGAGCAAATCATAAAAGACTTAGAATCGCCTCTGACAATAACTCGTCCAACGCCTGGTAGCAGCACTTACATCCCCTCTGAAATGGGCAAACTTGCTGCTCTACGTTGTTTCCAACTCTTTCCAAAGAACGATTGTGAAAACTCCCTCAAAATACCTTACCGTAGAGCTATCTAGATTGAAATCTCTACACATCATTGGGATAAGTATATCTCCCTTTTGTAAGGTGGCGTTTCCTATGCTATTTGCACCAGTAAAATCCTCTTGTTCGCATCTGCTATAATTGTTTTCAACCAATGTAAATGACTGCTGCGTTCCAACAGTTATTATTGGTATTGAATAACCAGTGCCATCAAAAGGTAAAGAGTCTCTATTTGTTTTTAATTCAAACAGTGCTGTTCCACCGTCTAAACCTGTTGCTACATTTGCTACTAGATTCCCTGCCATACTATAATGTCTCAGTTGACAATCAAATGGTATATATATGCAAGGATTATAGCTGTCATACCAAAATGATCTAGGCTGAACCCCATTCCAATAAGAAGACCAATAATAATAAGATGGTCCTCTGCTTGTATGTGGATGATACCACCTTCTTCTTGCTGTTCCCCCAGCACTAGCAGATGGATTAGCTCCTAAATAATGATACATACTCCATTGCATTACAATTGGAACTTGAGGCTTAACCCATTCAGTTTCATTAGAGCCATTAACCATTAAATATTCACTAGCAGATGCAGGGGTTGCTAAATCTGTTCCAGAGGGCTCTTTTGTTAATATTTTTTTCCAGTTAGCCATTATATTTCTGTTACTTTCTCCATCAACCTTTTATGCAGTACTCCTATTTTTTCTAATACACCCCAAGCTAGTTTTGCTTGTGAGATAGGTACTTCACCCTGACTTAGTGTTTTAAGTAAAAAATCTGTTTCTTCTATGTTAAGGGATATGCGCTCAGGTTTTTCCCCAAGCGCTTTTCCATTATTATGTATTATTGGCACTTATTTCCTCTCATTACGGAATTGAGTTACTTGAATTAGACCCTACGCATATGTACATCTGATTATTAGCCGTATCGTAATAAAAAGAACCTTCACCTTCAGCTTTTGTGTCACCAGTTGTGCTACCAGAAGTTGGTGCACCAGAACCTGTTTTAAATCCCATTATATGATATTTAGTAGAATCTTCATTAGTAGCCTGCATTTTCCATCCATTTCCTATACATCCTGCAGTGTTTGGAGGGTTAGATTCATTAAACCATAAAATTGAAGGAATCCTATTAGTTTGGTTTGTATCTAATTTGATACCAGATCCATTAGCGTTTGTTTCACTGTCAGCACCTTCTGCCAATGTAATTGTTTTGTCAACTACACTAGTATTAGTTACCGATACAGTATCAATGGTACCAGTAACAGTTAAGTCTCCATGAACTGTAAGATCATCAGTTTCAAAGTTCTCAGTTGAGTCACCATTGGTATGAGCCTTGTTATCTATTTGTTGTTGTAGATTACTAGAAGCTCCATCTAAATATGAAAGTTCAGCAGCGGTAACTACAGAAACCTGCACTTTACCACTAACATTAGATATTAGTGCTCTACTTACAGTTAAGTCTGAACCAGTAATTGTTGTTGCAGCACCTGTTATAGTGTCTTCCTTGCCGTCTAGTGCGTCATGGATTCCATCACTAGTAACAGGATTAAGGCTTGAGTCAGTTGGTGAGTTGTCAAATGTTAAATCTGTTTGCAGTCCTGCCTCAGAAGCTGTCATGTTGATATATTTAGATGATGCACTATCATAAGCGATTATATCATGATCACCTACGCTTGTTATTGTTGTATCAGTTAAATCTGCTAAAGTAGTGGTTACTGATATTCCCCCTACTTCCGTGTCCACATAGCTTTTAACGGCATTCTGTGAAGGTACTAAATCATTGCTAGTACCCAACGAAGTGCTAGTTGCTATGGCTTCTTCTGTTAGTACTTTTTTCCATGTTGCCATTTAGTTTGCCTCCTGAGCGTTAAGTTGGGGAATTTTGTTCACCAGTTTGTCCAACATTAACATACAATTCTCCGTTGATTTTTATTAAATCTCCTTCTATATGTGCGTTAGCGTTTGGAGTTGAAGTATTATCATTCATTCTTAAATAGTCTAAAGTAATATTTCCAACACCTGCACTGGTGATTTCAAAGAAATTCACACCGTTATAATTAAAATTAAGTTTAGGAGTTGAGCCTCCTACACTTGTTATAGTCCAGTCATTTGACAATGAAAAAGTTGCTGCACCTTTTATTCCTTCAAATACTCTAAAATTTGGAGTAGATGAAAAGGTTGTTGCCCCATTTCTTGTAAATGAACTTGTTTGTCCTAAGTTGTCTCTAGTAAATGCCATTAATAATCAACTGGCTTAATATATCCACCAGATACCTTATGTTTACTTGCGTACTTTTTACCTTCTCTTATAGCAGCCATATACAATTGATCATAATATTGCGCTAACTGTAAGTTGAAAGTGTCTCCTGGTAATCGATATAATTCTGCAATTACCTTAAATCCTAAAGCCTCATGAAATTGATCAGGTATTTCACTAGATTTTGTTAAATCTTCATCAAATGGTATTGGCCTTGAAGTATATTCAAGTCTTATAGTTTTACCACTAGTAGTTGGTGATATAAAAGTATCTTGACTGTCTACTGGATGTTCGTTTCTTTCAACAATGCCAATCCTATTTCCATTAACAAACCAAAAATATTTATTAACAATATCTTTAATGCTAGCCACTAAAATCTCCTTTTCTTGGTCTGTCAATTATTCTTCTAATCTCTACTTCATCTATTTCGACTCTTTTTATTTCTAATATTTCAGGAGGTAAATCATAATATCTTTGTCCTGAAACCAATGTATCCGAATTATCAGAGCCTACATGTATAATGCTAGTTTTAGCAGCAAAGTCATCTTGTGCTCTATTTAAAGCCTTTCTGATTGCTGTTTCACCTTGTCCAGGGTGATGTTGCTGTATTACTTCTATTAATTCTTTTTGAGTCATATTATTCGCTCCACAATTCTTCTAATCTTCTCACTTCTAACTCTACTTCTTCTGAAAGCACTTTCATCTGGCTTTGTAGTAAAGCAACATTATCTTGGTCTTCATCTTGTATTGCAGCATTTGCTAATTTTTGATTTACAATTGCTAAAGCAAGTTTAGTTACTACAAGATTTTCTCCATCTGGAGGAAGTACTTCGTCAAAATCAACATAATGGTCACCTCCACCAACACCTGTTTCTGTATATTGCAAAGGAATGTCAATATGAGTATCCCAAGTAACAGGACCATCTTGACTTGATCCATCTGGCTGAGATGTAGGGTAAGCAAATCTTTCTATACTGTAGATTTCTAAACCGCTTTTTGAATTAGGTAATCTTAACTCTCCTGTTGCAGGAACATTATATCCTGTACTTGCAGGAGCAGTATATAATCTTATTACAGATTCACTATCTACTGTTCTTTTTTCAAGCCAATATACTGGACTTGTATTAGTAGCAAAGTAAATACTATCTGCGTCTAATGCCTGATAGCTTTTCTCGAATGAAATTCTATTAACAGGCTTTCTAATGTATCCTTCTGAGTCTATATCACCATTGGTATCTAAAACATGGTTTGCACTAGTTCTTACAACTAATAATGGCTCTTTGTCTGTCATATCAGTACCATCACCTGGTATAGCGTCACTAGCAGCAGTATTTGTAGGATCTATAGATGGGTTAAGTTCTCCTAGCATTAATCTATGAGGTATATTGGTAGTAAGTGTTTGCCAAATAGTATCGGACCACAACTCTTGTATATTTACTATATCATCAAGATATGTAGTGTTGTTTTGTCCTAATTTTGAAATTACTTTACTTTTAATTGTTGCCATTTATACCCTTAAATAGTGCCCCCAGAGTTAACCAGGGGCACATTGTTAACATATTACTTACGCGTTAGAATCGACAAAATCAATTACAGCGTGAGTCTCAGGAAGTAATATCTCAAGACCTGCTTCTGTAGTGATCATATCTTTTCTACCGTCAACATCATTTTCTTGAACATTAGTTTCAACAAAAGTATCTCTCGATATTCCGTTTCCTGCTAATGGTCTTAATGATACGTTAGATAAGTCGATACATACTGCTTTATCTGTCATATCACCTCTAAACAATGGATGTGCTACGAAATTCATAGAACCCCATGATGTTGAGATTGATGATACGTCAATTGGCATAAAGCTAGATGATTTCACATCTAAGTTAGCTGCGAATAACTCTTTTGCACTTGACCCAGACATTGAGTTAGAAACAAAGTTTCCGTCGCCTACTTTATGTAAAGCATTGATAACTTTTCTAGATGTTAAGCATAACTTTTGGCCACTGTTTCCAGTTTCATAAGCCATAAAGTCATCCATTACGTCTACGATACCATCATATGAGAAAGGAGCACTTACATCATATCCAGCAGTATCTACTGAAGTATTTCCGTAATCCAACTCATATTTTTTACCACCCATATTTTCAATGAATGGTACTGCACCCCAAGAAAATCTCTCATCTTGGTCTACATATTTACCGTATCCGAATAAGAAAGCATTTTCTAGATCCATTTTGTGTGCTTTAATGTGCTCAGCGTAAATACGCTTCCACTCATTTGCATACCCTCTGTATCTAGTAGCCATTGTTGAACCACTCATTAATGGGACAGCTGTCTTAAATATCTGTGAGTAGAACTCAACAGCACCTAATTCATCTCTGAAGCCATCAGGAGCCCCTGTTGCCTCACCCCATTGTGATCCAATCACTTGACCTTCACCATTGTCAGTACCATCTGTTGCAAAAGTAGCAGTGTTATCTGATACTTTAGTTAATTTGGCTAATGGTATTAAGATATAGTCACCTGCTGTAGTACCTTTTCCGTTAGTAGAATCAGTATCATCGTTTCCGCCTGTTCCTACTGTAGTAAGGTGCTCTAGAGATACATCTTGCGCTATTTTCCATGCTACACCTTTAATTCTTAGAACCTGTCCAGCTACTAAAAAGATAGGTGAGTATGTTAGACTAGCGTGTACTTTACCTTTATTGTTATACTTAACTGTAACTTTTACACCTGCGCTACCATCACCATCTGCTGCTTGGTATGCTGCTGTAAAGTTACGTCTTTGCCACTGGTTTCTATATTCCAATGGTTTCCAAACTGTTTCATCGATTGGTTTTTTACCTAATTTAGACAAATAAGAGAAGAAAATTGATTCTGCAGGAGCTAATTCTGCTACTTTATCACCAATTCCAAACGTTCTTCTCACATTATCAACACCAACTGTACCGCCGAAGCCGCCACCAGGTGTTTGTGTCTTTACTAGGCCATTATTGTAATCTGTTGCCATAGTTTATTCCCTCCTTAGAGAATGTTTGTATTGTTATCTGAATTAACAATCGCTTTCATAAAATCATCTTCAGGAGCAGAAGGTGTATTTGCTTGAGCAGGTTGCACACCCATAGGTTGTGGTACAGATTGCGCTCTTTGAACTTGTTTAAAACTAGATGGTGCTGGTCTCATTGGTTGTGGAGGTTGTGGCGTTGCCGCTAAACCTTTTTTATATTTATAATAGCCAACCAAATCGTCCATATTAATAGATTTAGGATCATTCATAGTTCTGATAAAATCATCAGTATTTTCACCTAAGTCATATGTACTATGCACATAATTTCTAACTTTATTCATTTCTTGAGCATTCTCTACTGCTGCTGCTCTTTCTGCATTTACTTTTTCTAATCCTTCGATTTTCTTACTATACGATTCTCGCATTGTTGCTATCTCATATTGAGAAGCAAGAGAATTATATTGCATCATATCATCTCTCCACTTTTCAACATCATCTAGAAACTTTGCGCTATCTGAGTTAGGATCAGTTAATGCTTCTTCCCTAGAAAAACCCCTAGGTTGCTCAGGCTTTGCAGGTGGAGGAGGAAACTCTTCTTGCTCCTGACTTGTTGGTGCAGCTTCCGCTGGTGTTTGACCACCTGGCGTTATACTTTGCACGGCCTCTGGGTTAGAACGAAGATAATCCACCATAGGTGCATATTCTTTGTACTCTTTTAACTGATTCTGTAGTTGTGCAGCTTGGGACTGCCAATACTGATACCTTACTTGATCATTATCTTTAGGCTCTATTTCATTTGCAGAAAAGTTTTGCTCTTGTACGGGTACTTGTGGCTCTGGACCAGTGGTATCCTCGGGTTGAGGGGCTCTAGTCTCTGGAGGCGTAGGTAATCCCATAGCCTGTTCAAATGAGTTATCAGCGTTTTGCAATGCTTCTTGGGTGTCCGCTATCTCTTGCTCAAAAGCTGGTGCTTGTGATACTGGAGATTCGGGAGCCAAGTTTTGTTCATTAGCTTCCATGTTTATTTCCTCTTACTTTTTGACGGCTTCTTAGATGCGGAAGAAGGTGCGTCTCTTTTGTCTTTTATTGCATCTTGGGCATCTTTTCTCAACATAGACAAGTTGTCATCCAATCTTTTCTCAAATAAAGTTCCAGCCATTTTAGACTTTTGTTTTACTTGATCTAAATCAGTTTTAAACTTCTCAACTTCAACTTTCTGTTTAAGATGTACGTTTTCTCTGGTAAGAGTTTGCATGTCACCATTGACTTTCTTTAACTCTGCAGATAATTGTTCAACTTGCGCAGATAGTTGTTGTATTGTGTCTGTCCTTTCGAGGACACCCTCCATATCAAATACTTCGGTTTTCTTAAGTACTTCGGCTTTATCAATAATACCTTTGCCGTATGCATCCATATAAAATTCAAGTTCCGCATATCTATTGCTTGGAAGTGTTGAACCTGATACGTATACAACATCATACTTACCGATTGTAATATCATTTATAACTTTGACCTCATTGGTCTTGTCGTCATATAATTTTTTATTTATAGCAAATTCAGTTAATGAATTGTTTGGATTAACAATTCTCATAACTTTTTCTTCTTGGTATAACTCTTGCATCATTTGAATAGCAATTTTCCCTACCCTTTGTAAGCAAGACTCTATATCAGCTAGTTTAGACTTTATTTTTCTTTGACCAAATTCATCGAGAGATATAGTGGCCTTATAAGTTTGTGGGGCAGCTTGAGAATTACCCATCATCATTTCGTATAATCCGAGTTGATGATCTATGTCGTTTTTCGCTGTTTGTTCGTTGTTGTAGAGCTCGTTAGGAAGAGGTGCTGGCGATGCTACTACAGGCTGCCCCATATCAAAATCCACTTCTATACCAACACCAGGTTGTGCCCATTTTTCTTCAAACTCTTTCATATCTACGCTACCAGAAGGAACAAGGACCTTCATGTTGGTAGCAGTAGTAGCATGAGCTATAATTAATGATCTGGTTTTATTGATATAGTCTTGCAACCCTTTAACCATACGAACATCACTCATAGGATATGGTGTTCTTGTATGTAGGTTAACCATTGGGACTATAGGATAATTACTAGTTGGTAATATCCTTGAGTAGATATGAGTATCGCCTATAATAACACATTGCTTAACTTGTTTAATTGACACAGGAACTGATTCAATAAGCCCTTCACCAATTAAATGTGCTTTGCTTTTAATTTCAATACCTGGTAATTGAGAAGCCTTACCTGCTTGTATCATAGCGTTCTCTCTAGCATCTTTAACTTGTTTATCTATACCTTCTCTTAGTTTAGATAATTCAAGTTCCATTCTATCGGGAAGCATATTCCCTACTTGCACTTGCTCTGTAAGAGTTTTTTCTTGTTCCATATATTGGACTTCTAACTCTTCTTGCATTTTAACAATGTCTTCATTTAAAGCTTTTAGATTAGCATCTAGCATTTCTTGCTTCATTTTAGACTGTTGCTCTTGTGCTTGTGCTACTTTTTGAGCACCTTCAATAATGTTGCCATTGAGTACTCCTATTTCAGTGCTTATATACTGTTGGAACTCCTCCTCGGTAAAACGGTATTCCTTGCCAGTATATTTCTCATGCACTCTGTACATATTAATGGATACTTTGTAGTATCTTTCGTATCCTCGAACATATTCATTGTCTCCCTCTGCAAGGGTATCAATGTCTCCAGGGAATGTTAAACCCGTATCATCTGTGCGACCTGTTATTATACTGTCGCTATCATAAGAACCAGAAGCAGCATCAATGGCATTTTTATATTGGGGATATAAACTTTTAGCCTGCTCTTTTGTAAAGTTCCTAGATATTATAATATTTTCTGCATCGTCAAAAAATGGATCTCTTGAATTAGGGTCAACGTAAACGTCTAATGGGTCTACGTTATTAAAACAAACATCTCCTTTACCATCATCTTTATTAGGGTCTTGATAAACTTGTAAATAACCTAAGCCAGCAACATAATAGTCATCAATTGCTTGTCTTATGTGAGATCTACCGTCAGATTGGTCATACATATAAGTAAGCATGTTATTTAAAACATTTGCTACCTTTGTATCACTATCTTCTCTTGGGGAAACTTTAAATGAGGGTCTATTTGCAGTAAGCATTGCTTTTGCTGTCTCTACTGCTGGATGTATACGATT